ATCTAGAGTTAATCAATCAAAACGTATTATTTAAAGGTCAAAAATGCTTCAATATATTGTTTCTGTTAAAGATAGGGCTGCTGAGGTTTTCAACCGCCCATTTTTTGTTCCACACCGCAACGTCGCTGTTCGTGATTTTACTGATGAGATTAATCGAGCCTCTGCCGACAATCCATTAAATAAACATCCCGATGATTTTGATTTGTATCTGTTAGGACAATTCGACGATACCGTCGGTTCTTTCATTCGTGAGGGTTCTCCTACAGTTCTCGTCCGTGGTAAGGACGTTGTCCAAACCTCTGTTTGACCCTTGCACCCCTTCGGGGGTGCTTTTTTATTTTTAAGGATTAATTTATGTTCTCTAATAAATCTGCCAGTTCGCATGATTTTGCGATGGTTCCTAGAGCGGATATTCCGCGATCTAAGTTTACTATGCAGAAAACGCTTAAGACCACTTTTGATAGTGGTTTTATAGTACCTATTATGTGTGAGGAGGTTTTACCAGGTGATACGTTCAACACTAAAGTTACTATGTTCGGCCGTTTGGCTACGCCCATTTTCCCAGTTATGGATAATCTCCATTTGGACTCGTTCTTCTTCTTTGTTCCTAATCGTTTGGTTTGGACAAATTGGGTTAAATTTATGGGGCAGCAGGATAATCCTGCCGATTCTATTTCCTACTCTATACCTCAACAAGTTTCCCCAGCTGGGGGTTACGCTGTTGGTTCGTTGCAAGACTATTTTGGCTTGCCAACTGTCGGGCAAGTTGGCGCTGGTCTCACGGTTTCACATTCTGCGTTGCCTACCAGAGCCTACAACCTGATTTATAATCAATGGTTCCGAGATCAGAATTTACAGAATTCTGTCACCGTCAACACTGGTGACGGTCCTGATGCATCGCCATCTACTAATTACACTTTGTTACGTCGTGGTAAACGACATGATTATTTTACTTCTGCCTTGCCTTGGCCTCAGAAAGGCGGTACTGCGGTGTCTCTACCGCTTGGTACTTCCGCACCCGTTGTATCTGATGGTTCTGCCATTCAGTTTAGGGGTGCTACTGGTGCCATGTTTACTTTGGCAACTGCAACTGGTTTGCCAGGTGCTTCTCCACAATTAACTGGTTCTACTACTGCTTCATCTACGATGAACTTTGGACCTACTGGTCAAACTACTACAGGTTTATATGCTGACCTGTCTGCTGCTACTGCAGCTACCATTAATCAACTTCGTCAATCTTTCCAGATACAGAAGTTACTTGAACGTGATGCTCGTGGTGGTACACGCTACACCGAGATAATTCGTTCACATTTTGGCGTTGCTTCTCCAGATGCACGCCTCCAACGTCCTGAATATTTAGGCGGTGGTACTACTAATATAAACATTTCGCCTATTGCTCAAAATAGCGCAACTGGTTTATCTGGTTCTACTACTCCTATCGGCAATCTTGCTGCTTTTGGTACTTTTCTAGGAAAAGAACATGGATTTACACAATCCTTCGTCGAGCACGGTTATGTTATTGGTCTCATTTCTGTTCGTGCTGACCTTACTTATCAGCAGGGTCTTAGAAGACACTGGTCTCGTAGTACTCGCTACGATTATTATTTTCCTGCTTTTGCTACTCTTGGCGAGCAGTCTGTTTTAAACAAGGAAATATATGTTACTGGTAATACAACTCAAGATAACCAAGTTTTTGGTTATCAGGAACGATGGGCCGAATATCGTTATAACCCCTCTGAAATTACTGGCTTATTTAAGTCTACTTCAGCGGGTACTATCGACCCATGGCACTATGCCCAGAAATTCACTTCTCTTCCTACATTGAATACTACTTTTATTCAAGATATACCTCCATTAGCACGTAACCTAGCTGTAGGTACTTCTGCTAATGGACAGCAGTTATTATTGGATGCTTTTTTCCAAACTACTGCTGCACGTCCAATGCCAATGTACTCTGTACCTGGCTTAATTGATCATTTCTAATATGATTGATCCTGCAACTGCAACTTTGCTTGTTGGCGGTCTTGGTTATCTTGCACAACAAGATACCAATACTGCAACACAAGCATCTTCTCAACACCAGATGGATTTTCAAGAACGTATGTCTAATACCGCTTATCAAAGACAAGTTAAGGATATGGAGGCTGCAGGCCTCAATCCTATGCTTGCTTATGTAAAAGGCGGTGGAGCATCGTCACCATCTGGAGCTATGGCTACCTATCAGAATCCTGTTTCTGCAGGTGCTCAAGCTGCAACGTCAGCGCAAATACCTTCTACTATTCGTAACATTCAACAACAGACTAGACAATCGTCTGCACAAACTGATTACCTTTCTGGTGCTCAAACTGAGTTAACAAATGCTCAAGCTCAATTAACTAATGCTCAGATTAATCAAGTTGATACTGCTGTTAGCAAACTTAAGCAAGAGATTGAAAATATGCCTAAAGGCTTTACTATGGGTCGTTCAGTATCTCAATGGAATACTGAGGCTATTCGTTTTGCTGTTGAAAAAGTTAAGGAAGAAGCACAATTGCTTGGTACTCGTGACCAATCTGAACAAGTTTTACAAAATCAAATGCGTGCTTATATTGCTAAGATTAAGATTGAAACTGAATTAGGCAAACTTGACCTTAAAGCTGCTGAAGATTTGCTTAATGCTGGTCGTCTTGGTAAAGAGCTCGAGCCTTTTGCTAGGATGTTTTTTAATATTATGCGTTCCATGCGTTAGTATGGCTAAATTTTTCTTAAAGGAAATGAAAATGAAAACTGTGTTTTGCCGTTCTCCATATAACTATGATATGGACTTAGCCAGCGATAAAGCTGGTTTATCTTGTAATGATGAATCACTTACCCAGCAACAATTTAAAGAGGATTCTGACATTAACACTATTGTTAATCGTTTTATGAAATCTGGTGTGTTGCCTACTCCAGTTAATATGCCTCAATATATTGATTATGAAGGCGTATTTGATTATCAAACCGCTATGAATTCTGTTCGTGCTGCTGACGAACAATTTATGCGTATGGACGCTAAAGTCCGTGCCCGCTTTAATAACAGCCCCCAAGAGTTCCTCTCTTTCTTTGCAGACCCTGCAAACACAGATGAGGCGATTCGCTTGGGATTGGCTGTTCCGCAAACCGTTGTTGAAACGCAAGTTTCAACTGCGGAACCGACGTCAAAGTCGGAAACCTAGTACAGTTCGCTACTTGATGTAACTGTACTTATTGACACCAACTTCTAGGGAGAATGAAATGAAACCTTTGTATCGATCTACTGTAAATAAAAACAGTTCTGCTAATCAATTTAAGTCTAATGTTGGGAAAACCAAACTGACGAATATTGTTAATGCTCCTATGCGTGGCGGTATACGTTTCTAACGTGTGCACAACACTATGGACTCATCCTACACATGGCCCACTAAAATGCGGCCAATGTATAGAATGCAGACTTGCATATTCAAGGGAGTGGGCTATCAGGATTACCCACGAACAAATGATGCACGAGCGATCTTGTATGCTCAACCTCACATATGATGATGATAATTTACCTAAGCACGGCCAGCTGGTTAAAGCTGACTTGCAAAAGTTTTTTAAGCGTATGCGTAAGTCGGGTATAAAATTTCGTTATGTGGCGTCTGGTGAATATGGAGACACAACACGTCGTCCCCATTTTCATATAGCATTGTTTGGTGAAGATTTCGATTCTGATCGTATCCGTTTCGGTAGTTCTGGAGGAGACACAACTTATATATCTAAGACAGTCTCACGACACTGGTATCAGGGAAATCACTTAATTGGAGCTTTGAATTTTGAGTCCGCTGCTTACATTGCTAGGTATATACTCAAGAAAATTAAGCCTTCAGATAAGGTATCACCTTTGCCTTTGTATGTAAACAAAGAGGATGGAGAAATAATATTTCCCAATCCAGAGTTCTTAATAATGTCGAAAGGCATTAGTAAGGCGTGGTTCAACGATTACTTTATGTCGGATGTTTTTCCGACTGCAAGTGTTGTAACCGCACAGGGTTCTAGGGCACCAGTCCCTAGGTATTATAAAAATTTATTAAAGGAGTTGGGTCATGATTTGAGTTTGCAAATGCAATTTCGTTCTTCGGTTAGATCCGAAATGGAAGTAGAACGGAATATGTTCGAAAATCTTCCTGTTCGAAAGATCGCAAGACAGTTTGTTAGCGTATCTAGAGTCAATCAATCAAAACGTACTATTTAAAGGTCAAAAATGCTTCAATATATTGTTTCTGTTAAAGATAGGGCTTCTGAGGTTTTTAACCGTCCCTTTTTTGTTCCACATCGTAATGTTGCTGTTCGTGACTTCACTGACGAGATTAATCGTGCTGCTGCAGATAATCCGTTAAACAAGCATCCCGATGATTTTGATTTGTATCTGTTAGGGCAGTTCGACGATACCGTCGGTTCCTTCATACGTGAAGGTGCTCCTACAGTTCTCGTCCGTGGTAAGGACGTTGTACAAACTTCTGTTTGACCCTTGCACCCCTTCGGGGGTGCTTTTTTATTTTTAGGAGTAATTATGTTTTCTAATAAATCTGCCAGTGCACATGATTTTGCAATGGTTCCCAGAGCGGACATTCCGCGATCTAAGTTTTCTATGCAGAAAACGCTTAAAACCACATTTGATTCTGGTTTTCTAATACCTATTATGTGTGAGGAGGTACTTCCTGGTGATACGTTCAACACTAAAGTCACTATGTTCGGTCGTTTATCTACGCCCATATTCCCAGTTATGGATAACCTCCATTTGGACTCGTTTTTCTTCTTTGTTCCTAATCGTTTGGTTTGGACAAATTGGGTTAAATTTATGGGGC